TTGCTTAACTCTATAAATTGACTGTCAGTTAACTTACTTGACAGATTAGTTGCTGTGATTCCCAGAGGCAACGGTATATATTTTCCAGAGTTACTCTTACTATAGTTTTCTATATTTGTAACAAGGGCAGTTTTAGCTTTATCTCCCAAATCACCTGTATATTGTAATATAACTTTGTCCGTTATCATTCCGTTTTTAACAAGGTTATTTACAAACGCAGTAGCGTACTGTGCTTGGTCAATATAATTTGTCAATATATTACGCACTGATAACCCAATTATCCCGGCACCATTCATCGTGATCCACGATTTAAGGTGAAGAACTTGGCTGCTGTTAAATTTATATAATTTTCCTGTTTGGATGTCAGACCATATATACCATAGTTTTCCGACAGTACCAAACAAACCTAAATCGTCTATAAAAATTTGCATTTGTTCAGAATTAAGACACCACAAGGCATTAATTTTACCAGCCGTCCTACCCATACTATTTGTATCAACATAAATAAACGCATTTCCATAATGATTCCTATTCCATTCCACTGTAGACCAAAAAATACTTGCGTTCATATATGGATTAGGTTGTGTTTGCAAAATATAATTCAAGTAATGGTTTGGCACTGGTGCAGAAGTCTCTCCATCTGTTTTATAAATTTGGGCAGGTAAACTGGATACCTTATCGCTTAATGTCTTTAGACATGTCCAATAAGTAATTTCCCCAATTCGACTTGGATTTACTGTCTTGCCATCGATTCCTAGCATTTCTAGAAAACTCAGGTCTGCCAATGATGTACATGTGCTATTTCTTGCTTTACCCAAATTTGATTCTCGTCCGAATAATTTCACTTTTTCACCTCCATATCGTTCTTATTTTTTCTATCGCTTTGTATTTGTTAAAAATAAACCTATCAATAATAAAATAATACCCAATGAGTAAAATCCTGCAACTTGATTGATTTTAAAAGTGGCAAGCACAATAAAAAAAGCACCCGATATAACAAATAATTCTGCCATAAAAGTGCTGATAAACTTAACTAAAGTAATATATTTTGATTTAAATATATCTCTAAATTGTATTAAATGTTTTTTAAAGTCCATATAAAAGTACCTCTATTTTGTATTGTTATAACAGTTGTTTATGTAATCTTCTGTTATTTCTGGGATTTTGCTTTCTGTTAAGTAAAGTTGACTGTATGCAAACACTGCGGCAACGGTAAGGTCTATACGTGACTTATTTTTATTTACTTTGTTTAGCAATATATCTCCACTAGACCTTCCAATTACTGTAGTGGTATTGCTCATACACCAATCCAATAAAGAGTTTTTTTCATAGCGTACTTTATGTAAATAAACATCGTCACGAAATTGTTTGATTGAAGGACTGAGTGTACTGTAACTTTGTTTAAGTAAAATAACTTCATAATCTTCTGCTAATTTTTGCATTGTTGCAGTAATGTTAAAGGGGTCTGTGACGATGCACTTTATCGTGCAATTATATTTACTCTCAATACCCCTAATAAAATCCTCCAACAAATTGTAATCAACTATATCACCTTTAGTAATGGTACAGTATCCTAACCTCTCCATTTGCCTATAATCAATTTTCTCACGTCTTGCAGATAATGTGTTTTTAGGCAAAAATGCGTGTGCTATTAAATAATAAATGCCATCCTTTTTATACATTATATTGATTGCTGTCAAGTCAGTAGTAAGAGAAGCATCTACCGAAATTACAACTTCTTTACCACTTAATTCTACCTTATCAATTTCGCATTTCTTCCATGCTTGATAATCAATATATGTTTCTCCACTATAACCACTAAGTTTTTCATTCAGAATCTTAATTCTAAATTCCTTTAAGGCACTTGGGATCGTTAAACCTTTTTTATATTCTTGCTTTAAAAAATCAATACCATCTTGCATTGTCATTTGAAGTGGACTTGCTTTAATCCAGTTACTCTCATCGTTAAAATCATCACCTGCATCAAGTTCAAAAAGTAATCCAAATGTGTTAATAGAATCATCAGCACCATTTAAAATTGATTTGTGATAGTCCAGTAAATCATTAAAAGCATTTATTTCGAAATCATATTGAGTAGAAATGTAAATGCTTAATCTGTCTTTGGTACTCATCTGTGATAATTTTAAAGCTCCAATAATACTTCCATCTTCTTGATTTGCAACTTCATCAACTATAAAGCTACTTAATAATAAGCCGTTTATATTGTCCGCTTCACCAGAAAGATGTTTCATTATTGATTCATTTAATTTGCATTCAATTTTATCTCTTGTTATTTTAAAATGTTTGTTTATTAATGGACTGGCTTTAAGTATCTCAACTGTTGCATTTCTTACCAATGTTGATATATCCCTTGTCTTGCCAGCCAAAGCATGTTGTGCAAATTTAGGACTTCGTAGCATAACAAGAATTTCTGTTACGGCACAAATAAAACTTTTTGCCGATTTTCTGCCAACCTCTAAATATACTTCTTCAATTAGCCTTTTTCTAAGTCCATTTTCATCAGGGGCTTTGTAGAACCAACAGAATATGTTTTCCCATATCATCATCTGAAATCCCACGGCATGGTCTATAACCGGTTTATTGGCATAAAAGCCTGTGGCGTAATTTATTAGACCTAGAAGTTTATATATTGTTTCACATTCCTTGAAATCAAAAAAACATGGAAAATCATCTCCATGTTGTAATGTTTCTAATCTGTATATGTATCTTTCGCATTCTAACTTAACCCATTTATTGGCTACAAATCTGCCTTCTACAACATCTTTAGCCCATGCATAACCTTTTAAATCTTGTAATATCACTTATCATCACCGCTCAATATTTGGAGCAAGGGGTCTTGTTTTTCCATCTCTTGATTAAGATTTAATACACTTAGACTTGCTCGGTCTCTAGGTGATAAGCCTAATTTACTTCCAAAAGTATTAAAAATATCAACATATTTTTTATATGTTCCTACCGCTTTGCTTTCTGTTCCGTCTACAAATAAACCATTGACTTTGATTTCTTTTTGACATTCTTGCATTTTATCTAACGCTTCCGCAACAATGGAAACTGTATAAATATCTCCACCATTTAAGAATCCATCAGGTAAAATCTTAATTATGTTTTTATAAATCTTTTTTCCATTGCTAGATAAATTTGAAGGTGGAATAATTTCAATCGTTGTATTACCTTTTAACTTATCTTCCATTTCTATTCGCTTTTCTATATCCTCTTTGCTGTTATGTTTAGTTTGTAACGCTATTGGCTTTATATTTGGCATTATTTATCACCTACCTTTGTATTTACATCAATTTTGAAAAGTTGAAAAGGGCATTTTGTGTAATGGAGTGGGGACATGCGGTCAAATTCACAAATATTAAAACATTTTTGCCTACCCCTATGTATATTTTTCACAAAACGCGTTCAAATCATTTTCATTCCATTTGTTTATCAAATCAAATAACATTTGTTTTGTTCCTTTGTAATCCTTCTCATATAAACTATGTATTAAAGAATGATTGTCGTTTGTTAAATAAATAAGACCATCCAGATTGAATCTATCATTCCAACCATCATCTTTTAACGGTTTAATATGATGACATATGTTTCCATATTCAATAGAACCTAATATATAATAATTATATATATCTAAACCTTTATATTTGATTCTACATAATCTAGCAGTTTTAATCCAATCACTTGAATGATAGAAGTTATTATACTTGCTATCTCTTAATTTTCTGACTTGTGTATCATATGCCTTACTACTTTTGGCTTTATTATCTTTATATTTCTGTTCGCATTCTGGACACCTAATTGATCCGTAGTCAATGGGTTTAAAACAGCCAGAACATAATTTCTTTAATGCCATATATTCATCTCTTTAAATTGTTTATATTTCTTATGATTTTTTGCACACTAAACCCATAACATATATAGTGCATTAGCACTTGACATATACAATATATAGTGTTAAGATAAATATACCATATAATAAATTGGAAGTGAAAATTACGAACAATACATGTTTTGTTATCATGCCTATTGGAACACAGAAATTTGGCGATATCGAGATTACAGAAGAACAACTTAGACAAAAATATGATTTCATTATTAAAGAAGCAGTATTAAAAGCCGATCCAACTCTTGAAGTTATAAGAGCAGATGATGAATTAGACCCTAGTTGTATTAGTAATAATATTTTTACTAAACTTATGCATTCTAAATTTGTTATAGCAGATATTACATATCCTAATCCTAATGTTTTCTATGAGCTTGGATTAAGACATGCCATTAAAACTGGAACTATTTTAATTCGTGAAAAGATTGATTTAAATATACCTTTTGATATATCACATTTAAGGCATATTGAATACACGCAAGAGCCTGCTGGTATGAACAAGTTATCTGAACAATTAAAAAAACGGTTTAACTATTATGCATTAAATGCTTCAAAACCCGACAATCAATTTTTAGAATTGTGCAATTTTACAAATTATGAACCAATAACTTATGCGAAACCGCAAAACAACGATTCAGCTGTGACTAATACTTTGTTATCATTATTATTTAAGTGTCCTGAAATTTTAGCAACATTAGTGAATCCAAATTTATCAGAAGTGGAAAAGCAACAACTTGCTTTAACTGAAGTTGCTAAAAATCCTGATATTTTTGAACCCATGTTAAAAACTATGGTTACAGCTGGAATGTTAAAATTTCAATAACAGTAAATGGTTTAAGAGAACCTGTAGGAATTACAGGTTCTCTTTTTGTTCATTGACATTCAAACCGAACTCAAAATTTTCAGATTTAATATAACAGTCACCAGTCTCTTTATTATAGGCTACCTCAAAACCATTGTTTGATATATAAAATATCTTCTCGTCACTATTTTTTATGTGTTGCTGTATTTCTTGATAAATCCACTGTGCCTTATTTCCGCAACTATTGACAAAATTCATTTCAGCATCATTTTGATTCATATTAATTTTTTATCCTTTCCGACCTTGATTAACTACATGCTATATTAACACTATCAATTAATTTTTTTGCTATGTCTGCATCACAACGTTGCAATATAACCCTATTCCTGCCTTGTTCGATAATACATTTATTGGTTTTTGGTCTTAGAAAAGATATCCAGAGGCTCTCATAGAAAAATTTTAATAAAGTGTTGTCTGTATCAATACTATCCACAAGTCTATATGTAATGCCTTCACCGTTACATTTTAAATATTCTTTTTGTAATGTCTTATTGTCATGGGTGTTATGCTCTAAATCTCGGCTATGCTCTTTGCATCTGACTTCCCAAGGTCTTGATGTAACGCCGACATAAAGACATGCATCGTCTTTGAAGATTCCGTAAACATTAATCATAAATTAATCCTCGACCAACTTTAGTGCATCAGTTAATTTATCTGTCAATTCATGTTCTAGTTTTTTAATTTGTTTTGTTTGACCAGTTTTAATGCCTCCATGTTTTTTATTTCCTAATTTGATAATATCATTTTTTATATCAGTTATAATTTCTCTTATTCCTAACATTTCTGATCCTTTTAAATTATTCATATTATCAGCTAATCTAATCTCTAGTGCTTCACAAATGATATTACTTAATTTAATCCTCTGATTGTTGTCAATGTGTTTAGCTTTCCATTCCACCTTACATAGTTCTGTAAACTGCTTATAATCACCAGCGATATCCTTTGTAGTTAAAAAAGTTTTTCTTATTCTATAAATGCCGAATTTTTTTTCAAAATCAATAGTTTCATCGGTAGCATTATCCATGATAACTACACCTTTGGTTCTTAATTCAACAAGCGTCATGCCAACCCATAGCATAAATTGCGTTGCACGTTCATTATTTGCTTTGCCAATTAGTGGATACATTATATATTCTGGAAGAAAATCACCGTGACCAAGTTTGGACACGCATAATTCCGCTAGTTTTTCATTAACTCTGCTCCATCTTATTACCTCATTGCCACTGGTAGCAATCTTAGTCCAGCCACAGAATTTTGCTATTTCATCAATTTTAACTTCACTTTGTCCAGTGGAGGTATTAAACCTAAAAGTTACATCCACATTATTGAATTTTCTTTTTACTAAATTTGTACTCATATTTTCTGCTCCTACAGTTCAAGGTACTGCTAAACCTTTAATGTATGCTTTTTATAAAAGCACCAAAATGTACACATTTCATCCCTCAGTATGGGGAGCAAACCACACTAAAAGATGGTCTGTGTACATTTTGCTACTCTCATAAAATGATAGAGGACACAAATCTGTTGATTTATGCCCTCTAAAACATTATTTTTTTTGATTATTTTTCTGATATGTCTTGTATTTGCCTGTGATATATGATAATATTAATATGGGTTAATATATGTATTTATAGTCAAAAAATAAATTAATCCAATCCAACCTAACCGAACTTTCGCTCGATCAGCTATATGTGTTTAAAAACTCTTGAATCGCTTGAGCTTTGATATTATTTAAATAATATCCTTCCTTGCTATGTCTCCAACGGCAAAGCCAACTCTCTCCCAATATGCCGTTTGATTCTTGGCAGACGAATTTAATTTTGATGCCATGATTGCTAATGAAACTATTAAATTCATTTTTTAATTGATCTTCGTTTTGTATTTGTTTTTTCATTATGTTTTACTGAGTCCAGTAGAATTTTTCACTTCCATTTCTTTTTTGTTTTTTGTTTTTTGTTTTATAATAGTAAAAGCTCCATGTAGATTATTACATGGAGCTTTTTTAATAAATTTAAATTGCAAAAAATAATTTAAATTATTCTTACCATATGGAAATTTGACAAATGGCATAACTTAGCCATTCATAGATAATCTTTATCAACTTTTTTAATTTACTCATCAATAAACGCATTTTAAAAAGTTTCCTTTTGCGAATTATAAAGAATATTCATTAACCTTTTTTGAATTTTAGTTTTATCATTTCTAAATACATGATACAAAATAGAATACATTGTATCTTCATTCACGGTTAATTTATTCATATAATATTTATAAT